CCATCTACGCCGCCCAAAACACTACCTAGAACTTTTAGTTGGCTACCAACGGCATACCCAGTTCCGCCCGATTTAACTACAACATTATAACTGCCGTTATCAAGTGTTACACTATAACTAGAACCAATACCGTTTGCCAATGGAGTCGTATAGCTAACACGCAAATACTGATATTCGCCTATTTCGACATCTCTGTTCCAATAACCAGTAAAGTCATCAAATGTATAGGAATAAATGTAGTCTGCGCCTTTGAATGCTTCAAGGTTAATAGTTGTTTTTTTAGTTCCTTCAATCCACACACTACCGGTAAATCCTGTCAGCTTTACATTAAAGTCGAGACATTCGGTAGCAACTGCTTCATAGAACTTAGTAGGTATCGCACTGGTATGGAATGTAGGAGTTCCTTTTAAATCTATCTCAGCTTGGAAGGAATCATACACGCGATCTTTTCTTACTGTAGGCATGGCACTTGTGATAAGTTCCATAGTACCTGCTGCGCCAAATCTGCTATCTCCGTATAATATAACTGGTCTATTATCCTTAGTTGCAGTAACACTGAAAGTCAAGTATTGCTCTGTAAGTCCTTCTAGATCCTCTTGGGGAATAACTGCCGTAGCAATTCCTTTTAGTGTACTATCCGGAGTAATTGCATATGGGCTGTTAGGCAATGCTTTGCCACCAGCATCCATAATGTTTAATTCGATATCTGTAATTACAGGACTGTCATTTAGCTCTATTCTTTTTTGATCAGCATTCTTAATATCGAACTCTACTGTATTGTCGATGCCGCTATAGATTTTAACGATTCTTTGATACACGTTTGTATACTCCACATTAAATCCAGCCAAATCAATCAATAGGTTAACTCTATTCGGATATAAATAACTTGAAATTTTTTGCATTTGGATAGACCCTTATCGTATATTTATGGCCAAGTTAAGAGATAATATTACACAAAATCTCCCGTTCATTTCCGTACTAAATTACGGAGAAAACGAATATGTAGGAATCATAATAAACCAGGATCAGTTTGTTACCAGTTTTTATGATTTGAATGCTATTAAGACTGCCGAAGAAACTAAGTTATTTTTAGAAATAGGTGAAACTTGGTGGTGGGAAAGCAATCGTCAGTTTCCTATTAGTATTTTCTGTAGAGATCAAATACATCCGTTTTCTTACGCCATAAAAACATTCAACAGCAAAGATGTAAGAATAATTTTAGGGCCAGTGGTTAATCTATTAAACCTAAATATCAAACGTGTAAAGCGTAAGAGTGTACAACTTGTACGTAGAACTGGTTAACTATATTCGTAACTAATCTGTTCGCAAATCAAATTCATTTGCACAATAACAACATGTGCATAGGCAACAGCATGTGCCTTCTTAAAATGATACTCACCAGTCTCGGGTTTCGTCCAAACTTCCTTCATAATCGTCGTCCAGCTCTCCCCAATCAGGTGTCTCTTTCCAGGGCGAATCATCGCTAGGACCGCAGCTAATTGCTCCACGGAAGTAGGGCAAGTCTTCCTCAGAATTGCACCATGGCCATTTAAATGAAATAATAGACTTGTGAACTGATCGTCCAGTAGTAAATCCCATAGCGGCTCCTTATTCATTAAATCGAGTAAATGCTGTCTATCTCGAACACCTTTATAGACACTAACATTCAAAAAATCTATTTTAAAATAACCTCTATCTTCTGCTTCTTTATAATCTAAAGTACTTAGTCCTGTGAACGGATTATATGGAACAGCAGTACAATATATGCCAGTATTGTGCTTTTTAAAAGTGCCATTTTCGTCAATAGAAGCTGTAACATGTTTAAAATGTTTTAATGCAATTTCTCTATCAGCAAAATCTATATCAATATCTGGCATTTATTGTCTCTAATTTTTTTCCATTGTAACGAACCGGCAGTTGTATAAGGAGTATACACTTCTCCTGTTTCTTTGTCAATTAAAATCCATTTTTCTGGACATTTTGTTTTGATCGTTAGAATTACCGGTGTGTCAAGCTCCGGAACCTCGGTACCATCTTGTAATCTTCTTGGCATACTAGTGTTTAATTTCTGATTCAAACAACATTAAAGGCAATGTTTCTTGTAACATATTAGCATAGTTGTCTGCATCTTCAATATTGTCAAACCCTGTAAATTTTACATAAACTGAATTATCTTCTTCGCTTACTAAAATTTCTAAACCTAACTTTAGCGCATCTAAGTTGGGGATTACTTGGATTGATTTTTCATCAGGTGTCATATTTTTGATTCCTTAACAACTTGCTTAACAAGTTCAACATCCGCAGGTAGCTTTTTAAATTTGCTAGTCCAGAACGGAACGTCTATAATATTACTTATAGCCGCAAGCTGTTCATCGTTCAGTTTGTGTAATAAGTCTCTTCCGCTTTTGCTGTTGAGAACAATCCAAGGACTTATTTTTCCATCTTTAATGTCAAATACTGCCCTACTAAGGCTTACATATAAGAAATAATGATTCCATTGAGCATCGTTTGCATCAGCCCATGACATCATGTGTGTTATACTTCGTTGTAGAGCTGTTTCAACATTTTCTGTTTTAATTAAGTCTAAGGCATATTTTTCATACAGCTCTTCTCGACACCAGTGATCTAGTTTGACGCCGCTTGATACTACATAATCGATAAATTTATCTGGATACAACGGATTTACATTACTGACAAAGCTGCCAAATTTTACAAAAGCATTATAGTAAGGACTTTTGCAAAATTCTTCATAAGGCTTATTATCGCCTTTGTTTTTATGTACTATTTTGAAGAATCTGTTGAATGCATCATATCCAATAACAACATGTTTTTCTGTTTTAGCAAGTGCTCGACGTTTTTGTTCGCAGACATGCACAAACAAAGTTTTTTCTCTAGTAAACTTAGTTTGGCAATACTCACAAACAAACGGTTGCTCTGCTAACGCCATCATTTTATTTTCTTTGCCAAGGTCGCCTCATCGTATCCATAAGCACGACCAATTTCTTTTAGTTCCTTGTCTGTAATAATCTCAGATAAAACTTCAATGTCTTGCATTTTTTTATTAGGATAAATTTCTGATAGAAATTTTATTTTTTTATTTACATTATTTTCTTTAGGTTTATATCCGACCCATTCATGAAAAAATTGTTGTTTTTTGTTGTAACTGCAAGAACAAAGAAGCATCCATAGTAGTTTAGGGTGAGATTTTTGTAAAGTATTCCAATGTTTATTAAACCGCTCATTGACAAACATTACAAAGTGTTGTTGTTGCTCTACTGTTGGTGATGTACCTGACTTAGGTTTTCCAACAACACTAATATATCTGTTCAACAAAAATAGTTTGTCTTTTACTTCTTTTTGTTGTTTGTCATTTAGTGCATCCCATGCATCATGCAGGCCTAAATCGACCATTCCAATAATCTCTTTAGTTGACAGATCAGGAGTCTTGCTCATCTTTTGGAACCAGTTTACAGTCAAATGCCATAACAGTACGATTCCCTTGGCCCTTCCAAGGATACACTACGTGGGGCAAATGACTTGGGAATAGGATTACTTTTCCGGCAGCAGGGGTAAATTTCCAAGTGTCATTCATAATAAACTTTCCTACATCTTTAACATGCGGAAGTCTAAAATTAATCTGACAATCACTTGGCCTACCAGTATCATCAAGCTCGGGCACACTGATATAAATGTTACCGCTAAGGTTTGCTAACGGATGAGTATGCATCTCTTGATAGTCGCCAGCGTATTGTCTAATAGTCCACACACTAATAACTTTGGGTTTGACAAACTGTAATTCTTTTCCGCCGCTTTGTGCTGTAACAAGGTCCATGTACCCTTGGCACATTGACTCTAAATACCTCACTAACCAACTTGCATCGTAGTTAATCTCGTTAGGATAAACTTGAATTTGTTGACCTCCTCGAATACTAATATTCGGGTCTCCAGAATCATTTAGTTGCGGATATCCGTGCAACTGTTCGGCAAGATTAAAAATTTTGCTAAATTCGGCTGGTGCTATATCGTCCATAGCCATAATTACTGGCTGAAAATATGCAACTGCTAATGTCATTCTACTTTTTCCTTACTTAATTTATAAATCATTTTAACACGATCTACAGCCTTTTGTAAAGCTGGATTGGACTCAGCTTCATCAAGAATATCTTGCCACTCTTGAGCTCTTTGAAACCTCTTATTACGATTATGCAAATCTCTATAAGATTGAGCGGCAACTGGGTTAAGGCCTTCTAAATCTTTTTCGTTATATTCCCAGCCAACTGCTTTTCTTGTTTCAGGACTAGAGCCAGCTTCTCGTGCATAGACAACGCCATCTGCTCTTTCGTATATGTATGTTGCTCCAGGTTTTAACGATCCCATTAAAGTATTTTATCCAATTGAATAATTTCGCTTTGACGACTTATTTCTTTTACAAAATACGCACAATCAGGCTTTTCTCCAAATCTAATAGGTGTTGCTAGTAACTGTCCGTTTTTCATTTTAGGAAAATACCACTTAACGTCATTGTAAAAATTTACAATTTCTATTTTCTTAAATTCTACTCTAAAACTGCTCAGCGGGTTAAACACTAGTGCTTCAAATCCCCTATCGTTAAGACTAGTTAGTGGGAGAATTTCAATATCGTTTGCACTACTGCTATCACCTACTGCAATACACCAATCTATAGGCATTGCTACCTCATCTTCACCGATTCTTAGTACCATTGCCGGTGCATTAAAACTTTCCAAGAAAATTAACGGCATAAAAAAGAAATCTGGTTCTTTTGGATCTGAATTATCTAGTACTGCAAACCTTGTATTTTCATCTACTTCTTCTGGTAAGTTATTAAGACTAAAAGTCTTATTGTCTAAAGTTAATATCTGCATATTTTTTATCGCCAGTCTGTTTTTTCAAGCGAGAACGGATACTTCGCATCTTTATAAAATTTCTTCCTTTGAGTAAGATGCCTCTTGGCATACTTACAGGTCGAAGTGATGTCCCAGATCTGGACGAAGTCCTTGTCCTCTGCTTTTCTAATGCCTCGCCCAATTGATTGTATAACGCGGACAAAGCTCTTTCCGGGTTCCAGAAGGACCAAATTAAATATCCGAGGAATGTTAATACCAACAGCGGCCACACCATAAGTCGCCACAGTAATCTTTTCATTGCTAGTTGCATGTTCTTTATATTCTTCTTTACGTTTGGATCCTTTTACTTCACCCGAAATAAAAGTTGTATCTTCTAACATTTCTGTTAGCATATTGCCTGTATCAATTCTATTAACTAGAACTAATGTGTTGCCTGACTCTGCTATGCCTTTAATTAATTTGCCTATATACTGCATTCGATCTTTATTTGTGACCAAATACTTTAATTCTTCTGCATAAGATTTGAACTCTGGGAGGTCTACTAATTGTACTACATTTACATGTAGATTGCTAAGAATTCCGAGCTCTTGTAGTTCGTGTGCTTTAATACCGCCTACCACTGGTCCAATGCTAGCAAAGATTGGCTCTGCTTCAAATGCATCTTTAGGTACAGTACCTGTTAATCCCCAACGAATAGGACTATTGGCTAAATTATGTGTCAGTAAATTCTTTAATACATCTGCTTTGGCCATATGAACTTCGTCAACAATAACAGTTTCTACACCGTACAAGAACTCCGCCAAGCTCAATGCTTCTTCTAAGTCCCAATTTTTAGATTTCTTATCTAGTACGTTTAAACTCTGCCAAGTACAAATAGTGTGCGTGTGTCCAATCATTTTGCGATCACCGAAGTAAACGCCAACATCTAGACCAACATTAAGAAAATCTTCTTCTGTTTGTGTGACTAGGTCTTTATTAGGTACGATAGTAACAGTACGCCCGTATTTTTCAGCGCAGTGTGCTAGTGTAGCAGTCATGATAGTTTTTCCTGCACCAGTAGCTACTTCTTGTAGTGCTTGTGTGTGCTCGAAAAATCTGTTAACTATTTCTACTTGATCGTCTCTTAATACAATAGGCTGTCCTTCGAATCTATGACCTTTGGGCCAAACTTTTCCTTGATCTGCCCAATAACTAGCCGTAATTTTTTCAAATGAGATTTTTGAAGATTTTCTTAAATCTTCAATTTCGTCAATTTCAACATTACACGTATCTAGTACACTTAGTACTTTTTCTAGTTGATTTAAGTACCCGACGCCACCGAGACCAAACAAACTAACTGTGCCATCCCACCGTCCTAGTTTGTAAGCAGGTCTATATCTTGCAGTCGGGTCTTCGTACTTAAAATTTGATACTAGTTTCTTGCGAACATCAAGCGGAAGCCCATCTAGTTTAATGTTAACTTCGTCTTTTATAATTAATTTTACCGTCATACTAGGATAGGCTCTTTTTCTGAGTAATAAATTATCAAGTCACAGGACAACGCATACGCACCAGTTTTGTTATTTCGTAAATTGTGGTTCAATGAAATGACACTCATTGGTTTCCACTCATTTTTTAGCAAAAATTTAGGTATTTTTCCATTTTGCACACCTACAATTTTTGTTTGTTTATCAACAGGACAGTTGTACTTTTTTTCGGCAATGTGTTGATTGAATTTTTTTCCTTCTTCATTGTTGTCAAATCTAAAGTAAATTCCTATACCGTCAAAAATACCATTTTTTTCTAAATTTGTGGTCAAATTTTGAAGGTCTTCAAAACATTGTTTTTCGTCATGACTTTCAAATACAATTAGACAAGGGAACCTTTTCAAGTCTGTCAAAGATTTAAAAATTTCTTCAAGAGTGTGGTTATTTTTTCCAACCCAAATAACTGATTTTTTACGCATTGCAATATTTTCGGTCAAATTTTCAGGATTTTTTATGGGATCACAAAAATATTGGTAACGCACACTTCGATCATTCACGATGGCCGGGGTCAATGGAGTTTCGAGACCTAACTCGTCAGTAATACACTTTTGAAAATTTTGATTTGAAATACTACTGATATGAAATTGACCTAAAATTTCCTCTTTTTTCCAAGATTTTATGGTATTGTAGTATTCTACTAGTTTTTCATCTATTGAAAATTTGTAATTTTTAAAAGTTTCTAGTAATAATACAATATTCTTTTCATCCAGGTCAACAACGTATAATTTTCCATTGGTAACTGGTTCAAACCCTGTAATTTTTTTCGTAATTTCTTGCATAATTTTTCTTAAATTGCTAGAAAACGAAAACTCAATGATAATTTTTGTTTCTTTTTCGGGGTTATCAGACAAATATATTTTTCTAACAACTTCGACTACTCTAAACGATTTTGACCAACGACCAGAGTCTAAAATACTTTCAAGATCTGTATGATATTCTGAAATTTTTGTGCGGTGCTCATTCAAAATTTTGATCAAAAGTTCTCCTTGATTAGAAGTTAAGAAATTTCCCGATTTAAGTGAGGAATGTAAACTTCTAAGAACTTTAGAATCTCGACTAGGCATAATTTCTTCAATTTTTGGATTTGAAGAATTTGCAAAATTAAGAAAAAATTGATCTATAGTCAGCATACTAAGATTATAACATCAAGATATAAAATGTCAACACCAAAAAATAAAATAGGCCTTAAAATATTTAAGGCCTGTAGTGGTCACTTTGGTAAAATTCGTCAAAGAGATGCGTCTTCCATTCCAGCAACACGTAATTTTACAATATTAGTAATTTGCCACTGTTTCTGGTCAAGTGCTTTTGTGATTCCAAGCCATTTATTTCTTAGTAAAGCAAATTCGTTAATAATCTTTTCAAAATCAACAACATCTGCTTCGCCTTCTACAAATTTTTCGCAATCTCTAGAGCTCAACGCACGTTGATAGTTTTCTAAATACTTTCTGAAGTGCTGACTTTTCAGTCTGCGAAGTTCAATATTCAAATATTCCAAAATTGCTTCAATTTCCTGTAGCTGACTAAATCTTTGTTCAACAATTCCCGGCATTGCTGCCGCTGCTCGTTCAACATTTCCTGTAATTCGACATTCTGTCCTAGCATCTTGTAGCTCGGTGTTAAAATAGTCGACAGCATCGGGAATATACGAGATGTCTTTTGAAATTTTTGTATACCAGTTCATTAGAAATCTAATTCTTTATAATCGTCGTCATCTTCTTCGTCTTCTTCGTCCAAGTAATATTCTATAGCTTGGTCAAGTACGCTGTCAACGCCCATGGCACTTTGCATGACACGGTCGCTGACACCGTAATCTGCTAAAAGATCTACATAGCGTTCGGCTGCTGCCTCAATTTGTTTCTTTTCAATAAAATCGCTAAACAGCATCCAAATATCACCAATTTGAGATTCATTCAACATGTTCTTCATTCTCCTCAGGAACGGTAGTTGTAGGTTTGATATGAAATTTTTCCATTATCATATCTAATTTATCATCTTTCCATTCTTTTCGGTAGAATTTGAACTCTTCTCCAGTCTCCGGGTCAACCCACTTGAGTCTATTACCTTCTTGCTTGAGTAAACCTTCTTTCTCAAACAAGTCAACAACGCCACTATAAGGATTCATACCAGTTTCGTAAGGAATCTTAACTTGCACACCTTCAAAAGGTTTAGCATATCGCGTTTTCATGATTTTACATGCGGCACGAATACCATTTACCTCTGAAACTTTGTTGCCATCCTCGTCTTCTTTAAGTTTTAACTTTTTCATAGCAACAACAATACTTGATGCATAGATAAAACCTTGTCCACCTGAAATTTTGTCATCAGGATCGAACATGTCTTGACTAGCGTATGTGTGGTTAGTAGCAACTAGACCAATATTTAGACTACCAAACATATTAACACAGTTACGAACAAGTGCTGTCAGTGCTTTGGGCTTACGACCCATGTCACCTTTCAAGTCACCTGCTTCGAACTGATTAACGTCTGTCGGTGTTAGCAACATACCTAAGCTGTCAACAACAAACATAACCTTTGGACGGGTTTCCTCTGGCATTTCTTTGTATTCTTTGACAAATTCGTTAATAGTTTTTGCCACATCGTCAATCATAGCCATATTAAGTTTCAATAACTTATCTTCGCTAGTATCAACGCCTAGGTCATGTAACCATTTTTCATCTAGAGCATTTTCACTGTCAATTAAGACAACATAAATGCCTTGTGCTTGTGCATTTTTGACAATATTGCCAGAACAGATATAACTTTTACCTGCGCCAGACTCTCCAGCAAATACAGTTACCTTACCTAGAGGAATTCCTCTGTGAAAGTCTCCACTAATAAGATAATTTAAGGCGTAATTGCCGGTACTGACCCAATCTGTAGGATCAGTAAAGCCTACACTAAGTCCGTCAATAGACTTAGTCAAGGTCTTTCTAAATTTCGATAAATCGAAGGCTTTTGTAGCCATACTTATTCTCCTAAATTAAGATAACTCGGGCATTGAGCCTGAGTTGTGCGCTTATTACTTTTGACGATTGCGGATCATTGCCAAGATGTCTTGTGCTCGGCTATCACCACCGCCTGTGCTTGCAGGTGCTTCTGCTTTTGGTGCAGGTGCTTCTGCTTTAGGAGTTGCTTTTGGTGCAGGTTCATCATCATAATCATCGGCTGCTGCCTTTGTTGATGCCTTAGCTTGCGGGTCACCAGTTGCGGCACTCATGCCTGCTGGTTTAAAATACTGACCCCAGCGATCCATGTCGTATGCTTCACCATCAACAGATGCTTCAAACATTTCCTTCATTACCTTAAGCTCAACATCAGTTGGCTTTTTAGGTAGGAAATCGTTCAAATTAAATAAACCGTGTGATTTAATTGCGTCTTGCTCTGTGTCACTTAGTGGACGCTCACGACGACTCCAAGTACTAGTAGAGTAGTCAGCATAACCGCCTTTACTACCTTTCTTCATACGGAAATCAAGTCCGTGGACAAAGTCAGTCGGCAAATCTTCCAACTCAGGATCAACCAATGCGGCACGGATCAATTGGAAAATTTGTGGGCCGATGATAAATCGGCGAATTGGGTTTTCAGGGTGTTCAGTTTCCTTCAAACCATCTTCTACAACAAAACCTTGGAAAATATAACTACGCTTTTTCCAGTATTTACGACCCATGTCTTCGAGACTTGGATCTTTAAACCAAGGACGAACCTCGCTCAGAATAGGACAAGTTTCCCCATACATTTCCATACAAGGAACATTAACTACTACTGGTTTGCTTTCGGATTCACCTTTAATGCCTGCGAACGGCAATTTAATCATTGCTCGCTCAACCCAGAAAAAAGTGTTATCGGTGTTCCCGTCTGGGAGGAATCGCAATACGGATTCGCCACCTTCTTTTAGATTCCAGAACGGATAAATTGAATTGTCTCCGCCTGTACGTTCTCCTGAACCTTTTTGTTCAGCCGCCTTAAGTTTTGCTCTAATTTCAGCCAAAGTTGCCATAATATTCTCCTTTATTAGCCTTTGTATTTTTGCCTTTATTTGTTGAAACCTTTCAACAAAAAACGCATACATGTTATTGTATGCGTTTTTATTTAGTCTTGCAAGACTTATTTTGCCTAAATTGTGATTTTTACTTGTGATTGACAATACTGAGGATTCTTTGTAATTCGGTATAGCCTGTTGTGTTGTTTTCTAACACTTTTGAATTATCATGTTCCACACTTTCGGCGCCCATATTACCAGCTGCCATCATACTTAGTGCGTCGTTCTGCGATTGGCTTGCGCCCGGTAATGAAACTTTAGGTGCAATACCAGTTGTAAATCCTGCTTTAGCTGGTTTAGGTTGTGCCGCTTGACCAGCCGGTTTTGCCATCTGAACAGCATACTTCTTACCTTTCCAAGTAAATTCCTTTTCGCCTTTTGCTTTAGCATCAGCAAATGCTTTACCAAAAGGCATTGCATCTCTGTTTGCTGGTTGGGCCGCTTGGCCTGCCGGTGCTGCGCCAGCTGCTACTGTCATTCCTGGTTCTGGGGCTGCACCTGGCGGTAACTGTAGCGGAGCATTTGCCACGCTATCATATTTTTCGCCTGTTTCTGGATTTACACCGT